ACTTAGCAATAATAAGAACGGCAGCGGGGATAGACTGGGGAAGTAGAACACTATAAAGGGCGTCATAAACCCTGCGAAGAATGATAGAAGAATCGTTGTCCAAGTTGGCGACCACCCACTTTCGGACTTCTGTGAAATTTTTTTCTTTGATGTATTTAATGAGATCATTTACGGCAATGTCAGAGAAGGATGCAAGAATACCAGAGTCAATTTCTCCACCAACAGAATAACGTTGGCATTCATTGAGAACTCGCCTAAAATCAGGAAAATGCTTGGATATCAGTTCGGCAAGAACTTTTGAATCATATTTAATTCTTTCATTATCAAGAATATTTTGCAATCTTTTGAAAAAAGAACCTGCTAATTGTGCCTTCTCTTTACCCTTTACACTAAAATCAACAACAGCACATCGGGAATGAAGAGGTTCAATAATTTTATTTTTGTAGTTACAGGTAAAGATAAATCTACAATTATTGTAAAATGTTTCAATATTTGCTCTTAGCAAAAGTTGAACATCATTACCCGTATTGTCCGCCTCATCTATAATAATAACTTTATGTTTAGAATCTGCTGTTAGTGAAACTGTTGATGCAAAGTTTTTTGCCTGATTCCTTACAGTATCAAGAAAACGACCTTCATCAGAACCATTAATTACATAATAATCTGCACCCAATTGATTACAAAGTGCTTTTGCAATTGTAGTTTTACCAATACCAGGAGGTCCAGAAAGAAGAAGATTTGGAATCTCGCCCTTACTGACAAAATCATTAAATGTTTTCTTTGTATCATCTGGAAGAATACAATCATCAATAGTTTGAGGTCTGTATTTTTCTACGAACAAAAATGAATTGTTATCGCTCATAATCAAAATAAAAAGTTCAAAGGTAATAATAGTTTGCGAATGATTTACTTCTCATTCTCCAACTTACAGTATCTTTATGGATACCAAGTATTGTAGCACATTCTTTTACAGATTCATAAATCACACCATCAACATAGCATTTTTTTCCCATAGATTTTGAAAGATTTTTTTTATGCTCTTCAGTAAAGGGAACTCCTTTTCTTGGATGAGAATTTTTAGACCAATATTCTTTTTGGGACTTACGCATTTTATCAATAGAATCTTTTGTGTGCTTCGTTCCCCACAAAGAATTCAAAGAAGGATTTAACCATTCGCAGTATTGTTGTTCCACGGATTTAATGTCTTCACCTTCGTGAATCCATTTGACAACTTCAATAGTAAAATTATGATATCCATATTTTAAAAAATTGTTATAAAGTTTAGGACAATCCATTTTATTACTATTACACATTGTTATATGTTTAGCAAATCTAAGCATATAATTCTTTTCAGTAGAACCTATGTAATTTTCTCCTGTTATTTTGTTTCTTATTTGATAAACGCAACTCATTTACTAAACCTCGTAATATAATACTATTTAGTAAATGAATTATTTACACCCATTCTGGTTTACGTTCTGGCATACGGAGATAGTTGTCCGCAACCCAGGGTTTGGAAGCAATATACATTTTGTATGCAGTAAATGTATCAATGCTTTCATCAAATTTGTATTCGTCAGGCATAGCACGAACGAATGGAGTCACCTCAGTAATCTTTCCTTTGGGAAAAAGGTAGTATGCGGCAACAAGAGTATTATAACACGAATGCTGCTTGCCGTATCGCAGAGTGTACTCATCACAGAGATTCATCCCGTGCTTAATCAACCAGTAGGCATTGTCAATAGTCTTTGCTACCCATTGAGTGCAGGGATGATTGCGAAAGGCACCCTTCTCAGTTGCATAGGAGGTTCCATCTGCTTTAGGAAGAGTGCCATAGTTGTGATACCACTTAGATGCCACGATAGAAAGCATTTGGCAGCACTCAAGAGACATTTTCGTTACGTGACGGTCAGGAAGTACGATAGCACTTTCTGCTGGAAATGGTGAAGTGACAAAAATATTCAAAGTTAGTTCCTCAAAGTTTTGTAATAATTTAAAAGTAGTTCTAACTCTTTAACTGTAGCATCTCTCTTTAAGATATTTGCTCTTCTACTGACAACTGTAACATTTCCTTTTATATAACCTTTGGAACTGTCAATTCTATCTACACTCGGAGCATACATCCAAGTTTGTTTGTCTTCTCTTTTTAACTCAAATCCAAATACAGGGCATTTTTCTGGAATTATAATATCTTCCAATTCAATAGAAAACTCTCTTCCAGTTCTTTTGCATCTTGATTTGATGTTTTTGTAGAGAAGTTTAGCAGCATCAACTTTCCAATCTCTGTTTAATTTTTCAATTTGTCTTATTTTTGTAGAACATTTCTTACAAATGTCTTTTGTTCCAGAATTAACATTCCATTTTTCAATTAAACTAAACTTATTAAGATTTAGTGATTGATTGCACTTTTTGCAAACTTTGTATCTGTTTGGATTTTCTTCTCGGTGTTTCATACCAAATTCTCTTGCATTATATACATTCATACATTTGCGAGAGCAAAATTTTCTTTGTCTTTTGCCAAGAATAGAATTACATTCCAAACAATACATTTGATTATCTTCTAACTGTATAAGTATTTATAAAAAGAAAACTTACAAATGTTATTTCACTCTATCAAATCTCACAAAAGGAAATACTCCTTTTGGCATAATAGTCCAGGTTCTTTTTGTTGGTTCATCCCAATATCCACTAAAACCAGTTGGAGTACAATATCCTTGATTATGCCAAACAAAACCAAAGATTTTCCCCCAATCACTTGTGATAAAAACTGGCAAACTTGTTTTAGTTTCATTCATATCAGAAACAGTACTTTTGGAGTACATATTTAACTTCGTTAGGTTTATCTTCCATCCAATATGCTTCGTGTTCAATTCTTCTAGGGGCAGTAGAAGCACTTAAAGAATTTTTAATATCTTGAAGTTTATTGGATGGAAGAGGCATATCATTTAGTGATATTCCAAATGGTTTGTATCCATTACAAAAATGACCAACGTGAGTACCTTCGTGATAAACAGTTTCATTAATATAAAATTTTGGATCAAATCCACTGCGTTTAATATTTTTGGTGCATATTATGAATTTTTTATCAAAATCTGCATATCCAAAAAGATTTTTGTTACTCCTACAATATCCAAAATTTTCAAGAACAGAATATTTTGCTCGATAGATTTGATTAAGAATATCTTTTGCTTGAGGAGTAAGATACAGTAAGAATTCCATTAACCAAAAGTAGAATCAGGTTCCAGAGCAATATAATAGCAGAGGTTGTACTTAGGATTCGTGAACTGTGACAGAAGTTTAGAAGACACTACCACGTCATAGGCACCAGGAATAATCTTGATGTTTTCTACCTTGAAGTTAAAGGTAAACTCCTTGTCAGTTTCACCAACCACGATGGCATACTCGTTAGAAGTATCATTCTTCTTATCACGAACCACCAGTTTGATCACACCATTCTCACCAACCGCAGAGAGATCAGGGAGTTGATATACTGCTGCTGCCTTGACCAGTTTCTCCAGAGAAGTGCTGTCCAGTTGGAAGCAAACATCTTGTGAAGGAAGTTGAATGTCCTTATCGGGGGGTGAAATGATCACATTGGGGTCTGCAAAGAAATACTTCACACGACGTTTGCCTTCTTTGATGCTTAGGTAAGATCCCTCAGTGAAATCAAGATCAGGGTCCTGATGAAGACTCAGACCATTCAAAAACTGGTTGAGATCATAAATCGCAAAGTCACGGGGGAAGTCTTCTGTAATCTCTGCCTCGGCAAGAATGTTCTTTGCCACAGAAATCGTGCGAAGACGATTGCCCTGTTTCACAAGAATCGAGTTGTTAATACCAGCAAAGTTCTTGAGAAGTGCGAGAGTATTGTCAGAAAGTTTCATAGTTTTGTTCGGAAGTTTCATAATCAGCGAAATTCAGTAAGACCATTATCTTTGCGAGAATAATGCCCATCGAAGTGGAGAAGAAGCATAGCATAGTGAATAACCTTCATCAAATCACGTTTGTTGCGTCCATCTTTATCACCATAACGACTTCCATATTTTAAGATATTTGCCTGACAGAATCCTGGTGCAAGATCTTTTGCCGCCATCAAGTCAATTGTTTGAATGTCTTGATACTGCTGATTATGTCCACAGTAGTGACTGCCGTAAGTGCTAGTCACGTAATCTTGAATATCTTTTAGGATTTTATCTTCGTTGTATTTCCAAAGATGATTTGTTTTTTCAGTCATAGTAATAGTAAAATTCGAATCAATCATAAAGAGAAGGCACATTTTTACCTTCCCCAATTATATCAAATTTGAGGAGGATAGTCAATGTATTCTACAGTCAATTCAGGTTGTGAAGGCATCACAAAATCAGCATCCACCTTATCATACAGTTCAAGGAAAGCAGTCTTGGTTTCTTCATCAAAACGATTCACACAGACTTGAATTGCCTTTGCCTTATCGTTGAAGATGCTGTAAGCACGAATGATATGAACCAGACGACGGGTGCTGATGATTTCCTCAATACCACCATCATAGAAGGTCTTGCGGATAATATCACCCCAATCCACCAGACGCTTGCAGAAGTCACGATCCTCCATCCCAAGGTCCAGAGCGATGCCTTCCAGAATCTTCTGCTCAGTAGCAGGAGCAGGATAGGACTGCTCCAGAGTCACAGGGAAACGCTCTAGAAACGCCTCGTTGAGCACGTTGGTGCCAATGAAGCGCCCATCATCGCTGCCCTTGCCCTTGGTGTTTGCAGTGGCGAATACGTTGAATCCAGCAGCAGGTTTGACGAACTTGCCGATTTTCTTGAGGAAGACACCCTTACCTTCCAGAACAGATTGAAGACACAGAATCTTGTTAGAAGCAAGGTCAATCTCATCCAGCAGAAGGATTGCACCACGTTCCAGTGCCTCAATCACAGGACCGTTATGCCAGGCAGTTTCACCATTCACAAGACGGAAACCACCAATCAAATCATCCTCATCAGTCTCAATGGTGATGTTGACACGAATCAGTTCACGCTTAAGTTGAGCACACGCTTGCTCAATACTGAACGTTTTACCATTACCCGAAAGACCCGTAATGAACGTTGGATAAAAAAGATTGGAAGAAATAATTTTCTTAATATCGTTAAAATTACCAAACTTGACGAAGGTATCATCTTTATCAGGGATCAGGTTTTGTTCCACGGCAGGAAGTGCGGGAGGTGCTTGATAAGAACGTTCAATCTCTTCTACACGTTCTTGAGTCACTTCCAGATTCCAACGACCACGAGAAGTCTTGAATTGCTCCAAACGACGAGTCACAGTCTGGTAGTTGAGACTACGAGAAGCACAGAAACCTTTCAGGTCACCAGAAGTAATTTCGGAACCATAAAGTTCTTTGATGGATTCAATCAGTTGAGCGTCGTTCACAGAGGACTTGCGAGACATAATGTAGTTAGGTGGTTTGTTTCAACAGACTTATTATACACACAAAAAAGGGGCAACCAAGTGCCCCTTGTGACAGTTTGAAAAGTGGTTCAGGTAAGGTTCATTGTTAACTTTTCTTTTTAGTTGCTTTTGTCGGTTTTTCAACAACAACTTCTTCAACCTTGACCGATTCTGATTTTACTTCTGGTTCTGGTGTTACTTCTGGGGGTGTTTCCTGAAGTAAATCTGTAAATCTACTCATTAGACCTAGTATAATTCTTGAAAGTATTTATCAAGCAACAAGTTCCACAAACTCACCCAAAATTTTCTTATTCATTTTTTTAGTTTTAAGACTTTTCACAAATGCGGATTTAATTTGTGCCTTTGTTGCATCCTCAGCAACAGCAAACTCAGATTCCTGAGAAAGAGTGTTTGCAGACAGACCGAAGTAGGAATGATAACCAGAATTCTTAAGAATAAATGCTTTCTCTTTTTTCCAAGCGTTCGTTACCTTAACATACTCAGAACCATAATATCCCCAGTAGCGACGAATAAAAGCGCCAGCATCACGAGATTCAAGAACACGAATACCAATAAAGTTAATATCAATAAACTTGTCCCGCAAATTGTGAAGAAGAACCTCAGTGAAATCCTGATGCTCATAGTCACAAGAATAGGTCATTCCAGTCTTACGATCGCGAAGAAAGGCATTAGATCCAATATGAGCAGTGCCCATAAAGGGGTTATCCTCCCAGCGGCGTTGAACCTCACGATGATATTTCACAAGGCAACCCTCACCATCAGTCAAAACCACACACTGAACTTTCTGCAGTTTGTTCTCCTTCTGGAACTTAGGCAGAATCTGGTGAAGAGAAATCAGTGCCTCATTCAGGGGAGTGCCTGAAAGTCCCATTCCAAGAGGAGTAGAATAGTAGCAGTGAGAATTATAAGAGAATGACTTAGCAAGACGAAAGATATTTTTCATCTGCTCCTCCAGAGTGTTTGAATTCACTTTGCTGGTGAGAAGATTCATCATAGAGAACCATTCACCCACCTGAACAAGACCATCTTTCT